CCGGAGCGGAAAGAGTTTGTGTTGGCCGGCGTCGGCCTGCTATTCGACTCGGTTGCCGACCGGATGATTCCCGTCCTAGCGTGGCCGGTCTGGATTTTACTCAAGCCGATGGCTCGCACGTTCACTCTCTCAATGGCATCCGGCGGGATCGAAGCGATCCTGCCACTACTCAAGGTTATCTCATGACACTGGCAGCACTCCTCGCAGCGGCAGCGGCCATTTGCCTTTGGCCGAAGTTCCCGGCGGGCGGTATCCGACTCAAGGCGGCAAAGGCTTTGCCGACGTACGAGGACGCGATCCACTCGCTCGCGAACGTACGCCTCCGGCTCCTGTCGACCGAGCAACTCTCCGAGGCCCAACGGGCAGCCGTCGACACGATCACGCTCGCACTCGTGAACGGGAGCGATCTATGAGCGACCGCCTCCGCTACGCCGTGGCCGCAATCCTCGTGGCGATCGGTCTCTATTCTGCCCTGCCGGCCACTCCGACGCCGGCACCGCAACCGCCCACGGGTCTAGTCCTACGAGGGCTATTTGTCGGCGAGACCGGGGCGAGCGACGCCGCCACGCTCGCAGCGTTCGCCCTCGAGCTGGCCGACGAGATCGAGTGGGATTCGATGCAGGCCGAGCCATTCTTCCAGAGCGGCGCCGCCTACGACGAACTACGCACCAGGGCGAGAGCCCTGCGGATGCGGGGCGTCTCAATCGGCGACAGGCAGCCGCGAGTACGAGCGGCGATCGACGCCTATCTAACCGAGCAACTGGGGACTAGCGGCGGCCCAGTGTCGCCGGAGCAGCGAAGCAAGTGGGCCGCGTCCTACCGAGAGATCGGGAGGGCCTGTGCCGATGTCTCGCGATAATCATCCCTACTACGAGGTGAGATACATTCTCGCCGGCGTAATCCTGACGGCCTGCGTCTATCTGGCGTTTGTGTCGGCAGTCGCCCTCGAGCAGAGCGTAAGCCGGTTCGGATACGTCGCCGATCCCGACGGGACGAGGCGGTTCCTGCGCGAGCTGGCCGAGCCAAACTTCGAGGAAGCCGGAGCCGACGCGATCAAGCAGGCGAAGGGGGGCGACACGTTTTTATATCGGTCGGTTTATAAGGCTCACGCCGCGAGATACGGAAAGCCGTTCGTGGTCGGCAGTCAAGGTATCGGCGACTGTGTCTCGTGGGGTTTCGGCCACGGCTGTTATTTTGCGGCCTGCATAAATTGGCAGACCGGCAAAGCGGCCGAAGCTCCGCTCATGCCGGCGACCGAATCAATCTACGGCGGCTCCAGGGTTGAGGGCCGAGGCCGGCCAGAAGGTAGCGGCGGTTGGAGCGATGGCAGCTACGGCGGCGCCGCCGCACGTTGGCTCTCCGAGATCGGCGGGATCGTGTACCGCGAGGACGTCGGCGGGCATGATCTCACGACGTACTCAGCCAACCGGGCAAAACAGTGGGGCTACTGGGGCAACGGCGGCGAGGGCGACAAGGGCAAGCTAGACGCCATCGCGAAAAAGCATCCGTGCTCGAGAGTGGCACTAGTTACCAGCTACGCGGCAGCGGAAGCCGCGATAGAGTCAGGCTATCCTATTGCCATCTGTTCTGGCGTTGGGTTCGAGAGCACGCGAGACGCAGACGGATTTGCAAAGCGGGGCGTTCATCCGTGGGGGCATTGCATGTGTCTGGTTTCTAGCCGGCACGCCGACGGCGATGGCAAGCGGGACGGTCTGCTCTGCTTGAACTCGTGGGGGCCGAAGTGGATAGACGGCCCGAAGTGGCCGTCGGATCAGCCCGACGGTTCCTTCTGGGTGGATCGTAAGACGGTCGACGCCATTCTCTCGCAGGAGGATTCGTTTGCCGTATCGTCCGAGAGTTTTGTGTACCGAGATTTAAACCATCACGACTGGCTAGGGGTATCGCCATGATTCAGATCACGCACAAGCAAGCTATTTGGATTGGCGTCGCGATCCTCGGCCTCTACTGGTGGAACGGCGGCATTCAGCCGAAGGCGCCGACAGATCGGCCTATATTGCGTTGGGTGGCGAGTATTGCAAAATCAGTTATGTGGATCGCCATATTCGCCGATCAACCGCCCGCTATCGACCGAGACATTCAATCGGCAGCCGGCGACGGGTATACCGCGATCAATCACGGCAGGAGCCTGTAAAATGTGGCAATGGATTCTGGCGATCCTCGCGAGTCTGGCCTCCGATCCCGAGCAGATCGACCGAGAGAGACCAGCGGCCTCGGCGGCGATCTCTGCCGCGAGAGCCTCAATGCAGCCCGACGCCGGCAAGTAGGTCGGTACTCCCAGAGTAGCGACAACTTCAGCGGGTTGCCGGCTAGTCCTAGTCTGTGGGCTGTACCGCTCAACCATTTTCCACGAGGTTCACATGTCCAACCGACGCCGCCTTCTGCAAGACCAAGCCGCAAAGCTCGCGATCTCGATCTCCGAGCTGCGAGAATTTACTCCCGCAACGCCCGACGAGGCTGCCGGAATCGAGACACGACTCAACGATCTGACGACCGAAGCGGATGCACTCATCCCGGCGCTCGCCAAGGAAAACGCTCTGGACGCCAAGTTGGCCGCCATGCGTTCCGAAGTGGTCGACTCCTGCGAAAGCCGCTCGGCGATCGTCAAGACCTCGCGGCCTGCGAGCCTCGGCGCCGAGAAGCCCCTCATCGGGTTCTCGAGCCGCGAAGAGCGGGACTCGGCCGGCAAGTGGTTGCGAGCCCTGTGCCGTGGTGAACTGCGAGCAATGCAGGAAGCCTCCGGCGAAGACGGGGACGACCTCGTTCCCGGCGAGCTGTACGGTGCGATTGTGAACATCGTCAATCTCCAGAGCATCGCGTTCCAGTTGGCCTCCACGTTTCAGACGAACTCCGGCCGGATCACTCTGCCGAAGCTCGGTAATGCGACTGCCGCGTTCTTGGCCGAGGGCGTGACTCAGTCTCAGACTGACATCACGACGACCGGCGTTGTGGTTACTCCCTACGGCCTGCGGGCCTCGGTGGCGGTCTCGAACGACCTCATCGAAGACAGCGTCATCGACATCGCCTCTATGATCTCGGGCGCTTTCGCTCGCAGTTTCGCGGCGAAGATCGACTACGCCTGGTTGCAGGGCGACGGGACTGCCGGAATCACCGGACTGGCCGGAGCCGTCACAAACGAAGTCGCCGTGGTCAATGCAACGCTGGCAAACCTTGCCAGTGTAGTTGGCTTGGTCGACCCCAACGTCGGATCATGCTCGTGGGTTTGCAGTCCGGCCGGCTACGGACAGCTCCTGTCCGCAGCGTCGGGCGGCGTTGGTATCGGTGTTGGCGTGGGTCGGTTCCCGACTGTGTTCGGTGCTCCGGTCTACGTAACCAACGGGATGCCGAGCAGCACGTTTGCTCTCTACGGGGACTTCTCCCTCTCGACCGCGATCGCCTATAAGGCATCGGGCCTGAAGGTGGAAGCGGCCCGCGAGGCTCTCATGCCTTTGGATCAAGTGTTGTTCCACGGGAAGCAAAGGGTCGGCGTCGCAAACCACGACGTGACCTATATCGCCGCCCTCCGCGACGACTCTTGAGCCTAGTTTAATCCTCCACGGCGGGGGGTTGGCGCTTGTCGCCGCCCCTCGCCGCCCTTTGGGGCTTTCACGTGACTGCCGATGTGCAACTCGTGCTCCTGACGTCCTATCGCGGCTACGCGAAGGGCGCGACCATTGGAGCCGGCGAGCGTCTGGCACAGCAGCTCGTAGACTCCGGGATCGCCGTCGTCGACTCGCAGGCAAAGCTATTCGGCCTCGGCGTCAAGGAACACGCCGTCCGATCGTTCCAGACACGCAAAGCGATAGAGGGCTAAATGAACGAGTTTGCTATGCCACCGCGATCGGTCGTAATGATCTCGCCGCCTGTGGTCGAGCCCGTCAGCCTGTCGGCTGCCAAGCAGCATCTACGGATCGCGGAAGACCAGACCGACGACGACACGTATATCCTCGCCCTGTTGGCTACTGGTCGCCGGATCATAGAGCGACGCCTCGGCATCTCTCTGGTGGCGACTGAATACCGGGCGACCTGGTCGTACGCTCCCGGCTCGATCCTCATACCGAATCCTCCGCTCCTGACGGGCGGGTCGTACTCGTTTGAGATCACTGCCGACGGCACCGTAGTCGATCCGGAGACCTATACGCTCGACACGGACAGCCGGCCGGCGAACGTCGTGTTCGACTCAATTCCCGGCGGCGTCATCGTCGTAACCTATTGGGCCGGGGTGGCTCCGGGAGGGATTGTCGCCCCGCAACTCAAAAGCGCCCTCCTTCTATATGTCGGCCATTTGTTCGCCCACAGGGAGGCAGTCTCTCAGGACGGGGCCTCCGAACTGCCTATGGCGTTCGAGATGCTGCTCGCCAGCGAAAGCGTTATGGGGGTCTGGTAATGCCCCTCTACGCCGGCAAGTTGCGCGAACTCCTCGTAATCGAGTCGGCGACCGAGTCTCGGAACGCCCTCGGCGAGACTACCCAAACGTGGTCGGAGTTCGCCCGGAGGCGTTGTTCGGTCGACACGATCTCCTACTCCGAGCAGGCTCGGCGTGGGCAGATCGGCGGCAGTACGAGCTACCAAGTGAACCTTCGCTACCTAGAGGGGCTCACGGGCTCAATGCGTCTGGTATGGCCGGCTCGGGGCGGCATGACGCTCTATATCTCGAGCTTGGTCGAGAAGGGCAATCGCGAAGAACACGAGCTAACGTGCGAGGCGGCGGCATGATCTACATGAACTCCGACAGCTTGAACGCCCAGCTCGGCGCACTCGTGAAGGTGTTCGATCGATTCCCGAAGTCGATCGCCAAAAAGCATATCGGGGCGGCGATGAAACGGGCGCTCAAGTTCGCGATACCGATCCTCAAGGCAAACACGCCGAAGGGCGGGTCGACAGGCAAGCAGGCCGCGATGAAACGAGACTCCAAGGGGCATTTCATTAAGGGCTCTGGGGCGATCCGGAAGACTCGCGGCGGCGCCCTACGGAAAGCCGCGATCGCCCAGAGCAAGTTTATCGGAAAGAACAGGTCGGGGTTTACGATCGGATCGCTTGGCTACAGATACGGCACGGAATCGCGGAAAGCGATCTGGCAGGAGTTCGGGACGAAAAAGGGAATCGAGCCAAAGCTATTCATGCAAAAGACGTACGACCAAGTCAAAGACCAGATCGCCGGACAGCTCGCGAGGGAATTAGCCCTGGCACTCGAGGCGGCCGCGAGGGAACAGGCTCCGTTTGTGGAAGGCAGCTACCGGAGGAAATAAGATGGCAAGCCCAGAGACCTACCTAAGAGCAGCGATCGAGGCC